AGTAATATGTCCAGTCTTTTTCTGGGACGTCTTCCATTACTTTTTTGATATACGTATTAAAAAATACACGATGAGGCTCGCGGTCGCGGTAGGGAACAATAAACACGAATTTAGGAACCGCGGGCGACGCGGACGACGCGGACGACGCGGACGACGCGGACGACGCGGACTCGGTATCTGTCATCGATGTAATATTATATATGAAGACATAAGAAAATATAGAATATTACGGGCGGAGCGGAGCGAAGCCGAGCCTAGCCTAGCCGAGCCGAGCCGAGCGAAGCCGAGCCGAGCCTTACTTTTGGTATTTACTGATTATCATTTTCGGAATGAGTTTATCCCGCATGTCATACAGCTTCTTATAGCACTTATTGATTGTGACCTCGCTCATATCGCTCACGCGATTCACGTCCTTTTTCGTGATGGACAGATTACACATATCCGCCACGAAATAAATGATACCCGACGCGATACTATGCGGCGTATTTTCCGGAATCAGGTTCTGTTTTTCAATCATAACCGCGATGAACTGGCAGAGTTTGGTGAGCTCGTCGTTTATATTCAGGCGGCTACAATATCTCTCGATAAACGCCTCCGGCTTCGTCTTACAGAAGTTCGTTTTCTCCGAATTATCCAGGTTGGATTCCAGTTCATTGATAATCGACACCGCATTTTTACACCCCTTCGTCGCGCTCGTATTATCCAGATTGAAGATGGTCGCGATTTCTTTGGCGGTGCGCGGGCAATTATGGATTTTACACGAGATATAAATCGATGCGCCAACGACGCCATCACGGTTCAGGCTTCGGAACGTCTTGTGCTCCGATATGCGCTTATGGACGCGCAATGCCTCGTCGATAATCATCTTTGAAATCCCCTTATTCTGTGCGATGGTGGTGATTTTCTGGAACATATCATATTGTGCCTTCTCGCGATACGGCATCGATTGCCATTCGGTATAGCGCCGAATTTTCATCATATCTTGCGAATAGGAGCCGCCCTCGCACAGCACTTTACATCCGTAGGACGATTCAATGAGAAGCGGATTCACAGGCATACCGCAACGCGTCGGGTCGCTCGCCTGATTATCATCCGCACCATAATACCGCCATTCAGCGGTCTGGTCGAGAGATTCGTCTTTGTATAATATACTACAATTCGGGTTTTTACAGGTGAGGAACCCGTCGTCGGTCAACACCACGTCGCTCGAACATACATCGCAATTTTCGCGAATCCCCGATTTACGGTATAAACATTCAACGTCCATATCCGGTTTTATGAAAAGAGACGATAATTTCAGCGCCGCCGCGGTTGGCTTCGGTGAATGATTTGTGTATTCGGGAACTGTTATCGTCCTCTCTGCGTCTGATTCATCCGCTGCTGTTATTGAATTGAATATATTGACGCGTTGTTCTTCTAATAATTCCGGTAAAAACGCGTCTTCGATATTCTTCCAAATGGACTCGCCACTATTCTGGTTCTTCTTGTTTTTCTTTGTAGTATTGACAATCGGTCCTGTGCGATTGCCATGTTTTTGTTGTAATTGATGTTGATAATCATGATTGTATACGGTGTGTGTGTATTGTTTGGTAGTCGGTATAAAAACCCCGTGGCACGAACTTAAATTGGACGATGACGATAACATTGAAGTATATTTATCCTATACACAAGCAATACAATATCACCCTTTAAATATAATATATATTGATACATTTAAATCAATTTTACATTAAAACCCAGGGTTATACTGTAAAATAAACATCGGAATATTCGAACATCGGTCTCCGTTCGTCCATACGCCCTCTATATTTTTATACGTAGTATATAAGACGACCTATCACGAGGCATGGGAAACAATCTATCAACAGAGAGCGGGAGCGGTGACGGCGGTTCTAGTATGAAAAAACTGAATGATATGGCATTGAAACTGGATTTATACGCACAGCGTGTTATATTAAAAGAGGTGAAATTCAACTCGTCGTTGTCCGACAGCGGGAAATGCGAGAAACTCATTGTGATTACGAGTGAAATCCTGAACAGGTTGCCGTTTCGCCTGATTTCGTATATGGACCGACGACACAAACTGTTTTCGGAAAAATACGAAATGTATAATGCGATGGATCGTGCATTGCTCGTAAATACAAATGAAGAAATCCTCAAAGAAAGCAAATTAGACGAACCAAACGAGTTTAGAAAGAAGCAGATGTGTGTCGGTATTGCGCGGTTTTACGTCCAAATCGGAAACCTATTCAACGCCGTTATGTCGACGATGCGGCCATATAATTATGAAACAAACCGGCGTTCCGCACCGACGAATTTCTACGATTTGCTAACATTTAGTTTGTTTGAACGCGAAGGCGGGAAGGAGGGGCAGAAATACGAAGCATCTAATCTCTCGACATTCGTGAAAAAACACCAGGATGTCCAACGAGACTTACACCGGTTTTTGTCGAAGGGCAGCGGCGATATGACGATGACACCGAATATATGCGATATAACAAATATTATACGGGAAAAGAAGGCGACCCCATTGAACATGAATTCGTCGACGTCGCCTTATCGTAATAAGGTGGACCCCTCCATTTTCGCCGCGCTCGAAGAACTGTATTTTGATATTTTTCACGAAACGTCGATATCGAATCCGAAGACGCCGCAATTTATTGAAATGAGCCGTCAGGTGAAAGATAAGATATATAGCCGTGATGTCCGGGATTTATTCCGCATCGTGACGGGGAGAGAGCCGACCGATGAAATAAAGACGTTCGCGGATGTCGGGAAATATGTGGCGGATAACGACCAAATAAAGGAATGGTGTAAAATAAACAAGAATAGGTCGTTTAAGATTAACGACGCGGTTCGACAAGATAGCGCATTTGTCAAATATGTAAATCATATCAAATCGATGATTTATACGATATCGAAACGCCGTAAGTATATTGTCAGTTTATTGGACCGGGTGTTCGTGATTCAGAAAAAAAGCAGCGAAGAGATGCGCGAGATGGAAGAACGCTGGGAGAAAGGTTTCAAACGCGTCGAAGGGTTTGATTCCATCGAACCGTATTCCCGCGACTTTTATCGCTTAAGTATGTATCACGATTTCTTTATCAACCCGAACTTAACCGACGCGGATTTACAGATTATTATTAATGACGCACGGAGTAAAATCGTTCAATTGTATGCGTATAGCTACGAGCAGTTTTATGCGGGGTTTCAAATCCTACAACAATTGAGTATGAGTATTCAATTAGAACAGGCGACCGAACAGCTTAATCTATCGAAAGATCAGCAGGAGGAAGTGGCGAAACCACAGGAGAGCAAATCATTATTTAATATGGCGGATGATATGCATAATAAAATCGCTACAAAGTCGCAGTCTTCGGCCAACGAGTACAAAGACCTACTATCGAAATTGAATAAAAAATGGAGTAGCACAAGAGGAACTCCGAAATTAGAAGGAGAATTGATATCCGCAATACGCAGATTGATCCATCAGGGCGATCGGTTTGTCGTGAATATTACGGATACTTCTACAAGTGAGATATCGGAAGACACTGTAAAGGCCGAATTCTCGCACGAATTGGCGCGTATCGATAATGATGTATTTAAGAGAACCATTTCAAATCCGGTCGCACCGATTGTCTAGTCTCGCGTCGCTACATCCCTCCGCTGGCGCGCCGGGATTTCGCTCCGCTCGGTCAGCTCGCGAGTTTGACATCTTCTCGCGTCGCTACATCCCTCCGCTGGCGCGCCGGGATTTCGCTCCGCTCGGTCAGCTCGCAATTTTGACATGTGACCCCCGGGCAGTGGATGTGCTTGATTTTGACATGTGACCCGACCGGTGTTTTGACATGTGACCCGACCGGTGTTTTGACATGTGACCCCTCTACTGAAGCCGGTCTTCCAGTTTTTGAAAATATTCCTGGTTATATACCAAATTTCCAGTTGGGCGATACGAACCTGTCGATTTATATTCCTTCTTATCTTGTGTTTCCGAGAGATTTGGTGCGGACGAATCGTGTCTTGCGTTATACAATAACGTGTTTGAGTCCTCGGGCGTATGTGCTGCTGCGCTTCCTCCGGATGAACCGCCTGGTCTAGCGGCGGCGGTGCCCGTGCCTGCCGTGTCATTGTATTTTATGACATTACCTTCCGCGTCATATAATATCGGCCGACCATATTCGTCAATCGCCGTTCCGGTCTTTTTCTTGAATTCGGTGCGGACATAATTTGGTACATAATGATGCCATGAAATAAGAAGCAAGTTGGGGTGAGTATAACGAATCATGAATTTGTTTTCCTGTAATTTATCTACGAGATACGCGATACATCCTGCGTGGTCATAATTCGCGACACCCAGGATGATTTCCGGGACGACGAACCAACAGAATTGCTGTTGACATTTTTGACGCGAGGTTAGCTTTATTTTTTCGTGGATACGTGCTAATATTTTGTTATAGGTGAAAAGTTTGTTCTTGTCCTGTTCTTTTTTCTTTTCATACAACTCATCTAAATTGATTTTTTCCACGTTTTCGATATTATCGCCGGAGAATTTGAATAAGTCGTCCATTATGTAATGCGTATATGTATTCACATCATAAAATAATGGAGTGGGTATAACGCATTTCGATATAATGACCAAAAAACATAATAAATATATATCGAGCAATATACATATAATACCCATCCTGATATCGCGATTAATGTCTGATTCAAAAATACGGCATTTGGTTATTTCATCTGGTGGGCCCGCAGGTCATATGATGTACAGTGTTCTTCGTACATTGAATTTGAAAGGAGTATGGGATATCAAAGACATTCGTACAATTTACGGTTCTTCGATCGGTTCCTTTGCCGCAATCATCATTGCGTTAAACTATGATTGGGAAACAATGGACGATTTTTTAATAAAGCGTCCATGGGAAAAGATATATACTTCGCATTCGCATTCGCATTCGCATTCGTCCGCAGGAGGTGTTACAGAAGATCCGACCGCTACAGAAAGTGGGAGCAGCCTCGGGGGTGTATCCGCAACCATTGCGGAAGCAACCAGTAAAGCCGCGTCATACGCATTTAACGCAAAACACAAATTGGATTATATCTTTAAATTATACAGCCAACATGGTATTTATGGAATGAAAGAATTCTCGGAGATGTTGCGTCCCGCGCTACAGGGTAAAGATATGAATATTGATATAACCTTACAAGAATTTTATGAAAAAACAGGTATTGACGTCCATATGATTTCCACAGAATTGAATAAATTCGTAACGGTTGATTTTAATCATAAAACGCATCCAACACAATCATTGGTAGAATCGTGTTATATGAGCTGTTGCTATCCGTTTGTATTTACACCCATATATCGTGATGGATGTTGTTATGCTGATGGCGGGATTATGAATGATTATCCACTCAACGAATGCTTACAAGATCAGAAATGCGATATTTCAGAAATACTTGGCGTGAAAATGTTATGGGAACGAAAACCGGCCAATCTCACTGAAAAATCGTCTATTTTACAGTTTATATCCACATTTTTTAATCAAATCAAAAGTAATTTATTTGAAAACCGGCCTACTATACCTATTCCGAATGAAGTTGTATGCGTATCAAAAATATTTGTGTCACAGGATTGGATGAACTGGGCGAAGGATGATAACTATCGTCGCGAATTGATGTTACGCGGTGAAACATTTGCGAATGTATTTCTCTCGTATCGCCGGAATTTTCGGAATATTCGTGTTGATGATGTGCCAACAGTGAGTGCCGGCAAACCGACGGAGGCACCAGCACCAGCACCAGCACCAGCACCAGCACCAGCACCAGCACCAGCAGCGGATGCATCCTCGCCACGGTCGCCTATTCCAATATTAGACGATTCTGAAATAATTGATATCCATAATAACGAACCGATATCACTGTCGACGAACTAGCACAATTTTATGTGCGTTTCGACCGCGCGACACGTGATGCGTTCGTTATTATGATTGTAACACTGTCTGAAGGAATTCGATAATCTTATCCTTCTCCGGCTTTGCGTCGTATTCAATCACCTCGCCGTTCTTAATGAGTTTGATAGTAGGATACCCCTCCACTTTGAACTTATCGGCC